AGGATCTCAGAAGATCTCCCCAAGTTAAACCCACCTTCTCCATCCATTCTTGATGGTGGAACATTAAGGGACCTGTATAATTTCTTTTTAAAGTATTCAATATCAGTGATTTCACCCAAGTTTTGTCCGCCAGGGAGAGTGGTGATTTCGGTTCCTCTTCCACCTTCACGCCTGGGAAGCCAGAAGTCCTCAAGCATCGACATGTATTTTTTGTCATCACGAATTTCTCCAGTGTTTGCATCATATACAAGTTTGTTGCGATAACGCATCATAACGTCACGCAGATATTGTTCTGCCTTTTGCTTAGGAAGATTGCCAACATCAATGTAGAAAATTCTACGTTCTGGTGCTCTTGATAGTCTATAGATTACAAGACTATCCTCAATCATACGAAGTTGATTGAGTGATTTAATTGATTTATGTAGATATGAAAGAGTTGATCCCTTATTCCTATCAACTAATCCAGATGTGCAATATGTAACTGCATCTCTTGCAATTTTAATTCCTTGATTTGAACTAGACTGCATAGGGTTTCCACCATATGAAGTCTTGGGATTATAAATGAAATACTCTTCAATCTCTGGGAAATCATAATCCATAGGATTAGGATCTCTAGTATTGACTAATTGATTATTTCTACCATCGTTTGGTTTTTTCTTTTGTTGACGAACATAACGCATTTTCATTGCGTCAATATATCTCAACTCTTGAATACCTTCTTCAGGTTTCTTTAAGTCAATAATTTTGTGATAATAGATTCTACCATCAATATACCAATTGCGGTAAATCTCATGTGCCTTTTTATCAAAATCCAATAAATCTAAAATATACTTAAACTCTTTTCTAATCTTAGTTTTAATACCATCACTGGCATTAAGATTCGAAAGTTCAATCTCTACAGGACTATCATTAGAATCAGATACTACTGCTTCATTTACAATATCTTCAATTGCACTGTCTGCTTCTGGATGAAGTGACATCTCACGGTATCGTTTGATTAGATCAAACTCAGTTTTGAAAACACCCTCAATGTCAACATGAGTACCAAAAAAACCACTACTCATGTAGTGATCAGACCCGTCCTCATTATTAGGAGGAACGGGACTGACTGCTGACGGTGAGAGTGGTTCGTTGTCCTCTATCGAGAACCCAAACAATTTTGCCATTATTATATTGAGACTTTATTCTGATCTATTTATTAGATCAATCTCCCTCTGTTGTTGGAGTCCAGTATTGAACTTGGAATTCAACTGTAAACTCTTCAATAGTATCTCCCGTATCGTATGATAGGTCGATTGCAGAAATATTAGTCGGGAAAAGTCCAAAGAACTTATATTTCTTGATAGCTTCAAGACCCTGACCAACACTAGAATTGGGGTTGTTTTCTGAATTTAGTCTACCTAACTGTTTGACTACAACATCTCTTTGGTAGTCTGCAGGATCTGTGAAACCAGAACCATCTCCATACTGACTAATTTTTTGCATCCATGCTTCCATAGAAGTACGAACGTTGAAATTAGTGTCATTAATGACTGTAACAGTCCAGGTGTCAAATGTACGATCCCCAGCAACCTTAAAGATTCTACCTCTAAAAGGAACATCGACTGATGCGATGTTTGATGCTGGTAATTGTGCTGCTTTGCAAAGAACGCTGAAATCAGTTGCATCATAACCATTCTCTGATCCAGGGAAGTCCGTTAAAAGAACTTCAAATAGATTGGGGCGGGCACCGCCGCCAATCAGAGTAGATTTGATGTCTTCGATTTGATGTGCCATTTTTTAATCCTCCTTTTTTTATTTAGATAATTTTATCAAACTCTACCAGCAACTTCCTCAAAACTGATGCCAGTTCTTGTGGCAACAAAAGTGAGTGTTACATAGTTGATGGACTTAGCAGGCTTCAGGAAGATGTCTGCTCTAAATTCATTATTATCAATAACGTCAGGAGTATTATTTGTGGTATCACAAACAACTAGGAATCCAAAAAGACCTCTCTTTGCTTGAATATCACGAAGATATGGTTCAACAATGTTTCTAAAGTTTGCTCTCGTCAACTCATCATTGAGTTCAAAGAGTTGTGCCTCTGCGGCTTTCTGTAGTGCTTGCTCAATCGTCAAGAACAAACGACGGACGTTGATTCTATCGAATGCGGATGCATATCCAAGTGCAGTCTTGTCACCAAATAGAAGTGTTCCGAGACCAGGTGAAGTGATGAAGAAATTAATTCTAGCAGGATAGAGACGATCTCTTTGTGCTTTATTTGGATTGTATGCAAGTTTAATTGCATTATTAATAACACCACGTTGCTGTCCAGCAGGTGAGAACCAAGGATATGCAACAATTGATGTGCGCTGCATCAAACCAGCAACGTCTGCATTTGTTGGAACGTATCTGAATTGATTATTGAATCTATCAAATTGATACTTGTATCCACTATCAAGAACTGCATAAGAAGAAGAACTTAATGTGGAGAAGTAGTTAATCAGATTATCTGTTTGATCATTGGTATTCGTAAGTCCTACCAAGTCAGTTCTGTGTGGTCCAACGGTAGCAACACAATCTTTTCTTGATGTGGCAAGAGAGATTACATAATTTGCTTTTGCCTGAGACTCTGCTTGGGTAGCGCATCCAGGACCCATGATTATATAATCAACCTGAATCTCATCTTTGTTGGAGAAGAGACCGTATCCTGTAATCAAACTAGAAAGTTCTGCCTTCATTCCACCAGTTGCAGAATAATCAACTCCACCACCAAGGGTGTAATTTATATTTCCTAATGCAGAATAAGTAACTCCTTGTGCATTCAATCCCCACAGACCGTCTCCAATTGTTACTGGTGTAAATCCTGAAGAGAATCCAGTTGCTCTTGGAGAAGTTCCTTTGAAACTATCAGCAGCTTGCGATGGATTGTAACCAGCATAGATGTTATCTGATAAATCTGCAAGATAATCTTTATAGAAAGTTCTCTGAGGTGCATTTACATTAGAAATTGCATCTTTTGCTTTTGAAAGACTGAGATGCTTCTCAATGATATTGCCTTTAATTCCAGTAACAGATCCTTTGTCATCTACAACTACAACGTGCAAAGCATCATTATAACCCTGTCTATCAGAGACAAATACGTTAGATACTGGTCTTGGTGCAATAGACTTCCAGAAAGTTGTTGCATTTGTCAGACCCAGAGTCTGTTGATCATACCAATCAACTTGAGTTACTGGAGTGTATAGTCCTTGATTCAATCCAGTTGTATTGACACCAGAATTATTGACAAAATTAACTGCTACGTCTGTTCCAAAATTATTTGGACCTGCACTATTGCCAGCTTCCTGGTAATTAATTTTAGTTTCCGTTGATCCACCACCAACTGTTTCTACACGAGAAACAACTTTAACATCAATTTTACTGGATGCACCACTAGAATCAGTTGTGATTCCAGTAATAATTCCTTTTAAGAAACCAGTAAATCCGGTTGTTGATCCTGCTCCAGGAATAACTACATTGTTAAGTGATTGAGTAACACCAAAACCAATTTGTGCTCCTGTAGAAGCAACGTTAGTAGTTGTGATTCCAATTACTTGGTCTGCAAAATCATCGATGACACAAATTTTTAATCCATCTGCCCATGTGCCAGGATTTTTGGCGGCATATGTAAAGTTTGTAGCAGTAGTATAATTATCTTGATAATCGTCGTAGTTCTTAATTTTAAGAGTAGTGGTGTTCGCAATACCAACACCAGCATTTGAGTTGATTAAATTTGTATCATCTGCTCTTACTACTTTAAGAATACCTCCATATGAGAGGTAGTTGGAAGCACTCATCCAATACTCATACTGAGTATCAGTTGAAAGAGGCTTACCAAAAGTATTAATAAGTTCTTGTTCAGTGGTTATGTCAATTGCTTCTTCAACAGGTCCAATCTGGAAAGGTCCAGCAATTGCACCAATATTATCTAATACATTATCAGCTCTTCCTACGGTTAGGTCAACCTCCCTGGTTAATACTCCAGGAGATAATTGAGGAGTCGCCATGTTTTGATTCTCCGTGATCTCAGTTTAGAAATATTTATTAAAAAGACACTTTTCATAGGGGAAACATGACGTGAACTACCAATCTGGATATTCCCATTCCATAATCTTAGGTTTTTTTGTTTCTATTATCCTTTTTATTGTACACTCTTTACACTCATACGAATATGATGAGGCAACCGGACCTCTATCTTTTCTTGTTCTATAAAAACTTTCTACAAGATTTTTTAGTTGTCCACAGGATCTACATTTTCTATCTTGTAGTAAGAGGTGACCAAGTTTTATTTGACCATCTAAATCCATTATCCATAGTCCCACATATATGACATATCACCATATTCCCCAACTGAAGCATTAGACCAACGATCACCTTGAGCATCAACAAAACTATCATCATCCAGTCCGTCATTTAAAAATCCAAATGGTGCCATGTCCTGTTCAATTTGATTCTTCTGTTCTTCATATAATCTCTTACGAACATCTTGATCTGTCAACTCTTTAAAGTAATCCATCTGGACTAGCCAGGCATAAATGACAAGACACATTGCCAAATCATCATTGCACCCTTCTTCAGCTTCAAATGAATTATGCTTTGAGATGAATGTTGTTAACTCAGAAATAATCTCATAATCATTGAAGATAACTTTATCTTCTTCTATAAGAGTCTTAAGGTTGAGTGATCCAACTTTCTTGACAGTCTTGGACATCTTAACACCTAACTGTGTTTTCTTTCCAGAAAATCCTTGTCCTACAATTTGACCTGCTCTACCTCTCATAGAGCACATGAGAAGATTTTGATACTCAAGATCATATTGTAAAATACTTGCAACTTGATCACCAATATCATTAACTTCACATAAGA